GGCGTCCCTGGTACACAGCCCCCGCGTCGCTAGGGTTAGCTGTTCATACCTTGTCTGAAGGGCTGAGAAGGACTCGCCGTGGCAAGGGACTAAGCCGGACGGCGTAAGCTGAATGGGGGCGTCCCGCGCTGCACAGAGGACTTGGAGGCCGTAGGGCTTGGAACGGGGCGGCTGGCCCCCGCTGACGCGGGGTTGTGTGCTTTCTCTGGGAGGTCGTCTAATGGCAGGATGCTCCGCTCTGGACGGAGTGACGTGGGTTCGACCCCTACTCTCCCAATCACTTGCTCCACTTGCGGCGATGAGCCGCCGACAGCGTGTCGGTTGAAGCCCGGCAACCATTGCCTGGTAGTTCAGCGGTAGAACGCCGCCCTGTTAAGGCGGATGTCGCTGGTTCGAACCCAGCCTGGGCAGTATGTTCAACAGCAACGTGGCACCCAAGGTTCGGAAGCAGGAGCGGGACGACAAGACGTGGACGTGCCAGTCCTGCGGCACAGAAAACAATCCCTGGTGGAAGCAGTGCTTCAACTGTGGCAAACGAAAAGGAGGCTGATATGCAGCTAGGTGCAGTACCCCAGCAGCGGGTCACAGCCAAGACGGTTGCCACAGGCGTGACCGACACCACGGACATCGACTGCGCCGGTGCAGACCGTCTTACAGTGGTCTGGCGCCTCAAGGCGACCGTCACTGTGGGTGACCTGACTGTCAACCTCGTGCGGCCCTACGCCGCCGACGGCACGACCCTGCTCAACGTTGTTCTCCCAGCTGCTTCGGCCACGGCCGCTGCGGTCGGGGGCTCGGACGTGTGGGCCGTGTCCACGTACGATCTGCGCGGATTCCAGAAGGTGCGTCTCGAAGCGAAGAACAACAACGCCGGGACGCTTTCCCTTGACATCCACACCTTCACCAGCTGAGGAGGCGCCATGAGTAACCTTCGTTTCGTGGACGACCCCAACGGCGGTGGAGCAGGTCTGGCCGGGGGCAGTCTGACGCTCGCTCGCGCGACAGTCGCGTATGGCACGTCCATGACTCCCGATTCCTCGCAGGCCAACACACTGGTCATCACGGCCACGGACGGCGTGGCGTTCACCATCAACGCCCCGACCAACCCGGCCACAGGCAAGCAGATCACTTTTATGATCCGCAATGCCACAGGCGGCGCTCTCGGAGCAGCTACCTGGAACGCGATCTTCAAGATGGCTGCCTGGACGCAGCCTGGTACGGCTACGAGCCGTTCCATCACCTTCGTCTACGACGGCACCAACTGGGTGGAGATCAGCCGCACACCGGCCGACGTAGCCAACTGATCGGAGCGCCATGACGGCGACAGTGACACGAGACGATCCGCAACTCTCCCCGGAGCAGTTGCTGCAGCGTCTTCTACCCTTCGCCACAAAGATTGCCTTCTTCAGGCAGCAGGGCTACCAGCCCCACTACTACCAGATGCTCTTCCACACAGCCACCAACCCTGAGACAGGGCGGCTCGCGCGGTTCCGTTCACTGGCGGCCGGGCGGCGTGGAGGGAAGACCATCTCGGCAGCTGAAGAGGTGGCGTACTACATGGAGTTTCCTTCCGAGTTCCACATGCACGTGCATGGCAAGGAATCGGATCGCTCACTTCACGTCTACGCGCTAACAGAGAACTACAAGCGGTTGCTCCCTGCATACCGCGCCTTCAAGGACGCGCTCATCAAGCACGGCCTCGTCTTCGGGCGAGACGTGAAAGAGCGCATCGCGGACAAGACTTTCGAGTTTGCCAATGGCAGCTTGATCGAGTTCCGGTCGGCGGACGAGCCGGATTCTCTCCGCGGCGCGGGCCTTGACATCCTCTGGATGGACGAGGCGGCTTTCATCCGCAACGACGCGGCGTACCGTGTGGTACGACCCGCACTGGCCGACAAGCAGGGCATCGTCATCAACACGACGACGCCTGACCGGCAGAACTGGTTCTACGAGCGGTTCTGGAAGGGAAAGGCACTCACCAACCCGGCGCACTTCCGTGTGTCGTACTGGAGCCTCGACAATCCCTGGTTCCCGGTGGAAGAGTGGGAGGCGGAAAAAGAAGACACGCACCCCATGATCTTCGCCCAGGAGTACATGGCCTCCTTCGATGCCATGCAGGGACGGGCCCTGTCGCCGGACTGGCTGCACTACTACGACGAAGAGACGATGCCGACCGGCCTAGAGAAGTACATCGGGGTCGATCCAGCCATCAGCCAGAACGAAGACGCCGACCGCTTCGCCATCACTTGCATCGGGGTGGATCCTGTCACCAGGATCGCGTACATCATCGAGCAGTGGGCGGGGCATCTACCCTTCCCCGACCAGGTGGATCTCATCGACGAGTGGTGGGGACGCTACCAGCCGGAGGGAATTGGGGTCGAGTCTGTCGCCTACCAGGCGGCGCTGGCCCAGCAGATCGTCCGGCTCGACGAGTTCACGCCGATCCAGGACATCCCGGCCAAGGGAAAGAAGCACGAGAGGATCCTCGGCATGTCGCCCCTGTTCAAGAAGGCGCGCATCCTGCTGAGGAAGGCCCACGTGGACTTCATCACCGAGTGGATCGGATACGATCCCAAAGACAAGGCTCCGGCGGACGACTGCCTGGACTCTGTAGAGATCGCACTGAGAACTGCCGGGATCCTGCTGACCCCGGAACAGCCGGTCGAGGAGATACTGAGCGAGGCGCTCATTCGTACCCTGACCAGTCAGCAAGCAATGGACGCCCGCTACGAGCGCATGCGCAAGACTCGTGGCGGGGGATCCCCTGAGCAATGGGCCGAGTTCGACTCGGCCATCTGAAGGAGCACCATGAGTGTCAAGAGATTGCACGAGGGCTTCGGCATTGGCGAGGACAGCTGCATCAGCGGCCGTCATCCGATGACTGAAGCAGACCTGGCTGCTGGACAGCAGGGGGTCTACCTCGCACGCAACCCGGAGAGCCCCAGCAAGGGCCTCTACGTCACGTTCTGGGAGGCAGACGACATCGCCCAGGCCATCGGCTACCCCGGCATCGGGGTGTACGAGGAGCAGAAGAAGCTCATCGACGACCAGGCCCAGCGCATCGCGGCACTGGAAGACCAGTTGAACAACGAGATCAATTCTCTTCAACTTCTGGCCTTTATGAAGGAAGTCCGCAAAGGAAACAAGGAGGTGCTTGGTGCTCTCGAAGCAACTCTTGCGGCAGTTCGAAGCCGCGTCGTCAGCAAATGACCGTGCGCTAGACGCTAACGAGAAGTCTCTTGACCTTCTGGAGAAGCAGCTGGCTCGTGAAGCGGAACGCAATGAGTGGATGCAGCGCAAGGTTTCTTCTCTCGAAGAGCTTGTGCGGGATCTCGCTAAGGTAGAGCACAACAACGTGCAGGTGCTGAAAGCCTTCATCCACGCAGGAGACAAGAGAATCCTCGAGATTCTGGAGCTTCTGGAGAAGCAGATCGAGAACGTCGCTCAGGTCGCAGGGGTTCCCCGCGGCACTGTTCCGACTGTCGAAGAGCTTCTCGCTGAGGCACGTGCAGACCCGGCCCGTCGCGCGGCACTCGAATCCTTCATGCAGGAGGCCGAGTTTGCCGACACAGAGATCAACTACCACTAACCGAAGGGAGGTGTTCGAGTGAGTGAGCCCATTCGGAGCATCAAGAACTTGGACACCCCCGCTCTCCTGTGGCAGCTGCGGAAGGACATCAAGGACTCCCGTGCCCGCCTGGAGATCATGTGGAAGCTGGGCATCGCCTTCTACCGAGGGCGCCAGTACACGTACTACTCTTCCTCACTGAAGAGGATCACGCAGCTTCCCACGGATGACGTGAAGAACAGGGCGCGCACCCGCGTCGTGTCGAACCAGATCAAGCCGAACTGCAACAAGCTCATCTCCAAGTTGATGAAGAATAAGGCGCAGTTCACTGCCTCCGCGGGGAACGCGGATGCGAAGTCGCAGAAGGCGGCTCGGCTCGGGGAGAGCGCCAGCGAATACTGGTGGACTGCCTTCGATCTCAGTCGCAAGGAGAGGCAAGCCCTTACGTGGGCACGTGTGTGCGGCCAGGGATACTGGTTCCTGACATGGGATCAGTACGCAGGCAAGCCCTGGAGCTACATGTGCGAGCCGGAGACGGGCAAGCCCATCCCGAACCACATCGCACCCGACTTCCACAAAGAACTGACGGCCTCGGGCATTGACCCGCAGGCCTATACGAAGACCGCTTACCTCGGAGACATCTCTGTACAGGTCGTCAGCCCGATCAACACGTGGCTGGACAACTCTGTGGAGCAGTTCGAGGACTGCCGGTTCTTCGGTCTGGATCTTCACCTGTCCCCCGAAGAGGTCGAAACTCGCTGGGGTGTCAAGCTTGAAGCCGACTCGGTGCTCACCGACGCGGATCTCGGAGCGCAGACCAACGACCTGGACACAGCCAAGAAGTCTGTGTGCCTCGTCATCGGGCTGTTCATCCGTCCGTGCCCGTCGATGCCGACCGGCCGCGTTGTCTACTTCACCAAGGATAGGATCCTGGAAGACAACAAGGCCTGGCCGTTCCCCTTCGATCACCTCCCGCTCATCAAGTTCGGCTCGACGCCGATCCCCAACTCCCCGTACGACTCGGGCGAGGTGGAGGACGCGATCCCGCTGAACAAGGAATTGAACAAGACGCTCTCACAGATCCTGACACACAGGGATCTGACGATCAACCCGAAGTGGAAGATCCCGCGCAACTCCGTTCAGGCGTTCAACGCCTCCGACGAGGCGATTCACTACACGCCCGTCAACGGACAGACGCCGGAGATGATGACACACCCGAACATGCCCGCGTACATGGGCGAGATCCTGGCCGACATCAATGGCCGGATCAAGGCGTGCTTCGGGCTCGGGGACGTGAACACCAACCAGGCGGGCCAGCCGGGGCTGGAGTCGGGCATTGCGCTCGACCTGGCTCAGGAAGAGTCCGACGAGGTGATCGCACCGATCATCGAAGACAACGAAATCAGCAAGGGCAAGGCACTACAGATGTGCCTCGACTTTGCTCAGCAGAGGTACACGACCGAGAGGTTGCTGGAGATCACCGGCGAGAATGGCATGCCACAGATCATTGCCTTCAAGGGGCAAGATGTGAAGGGCGTGTCGGTCAAGTGCGAGGCCTCCTCTTCCATGCCACGCTCCAAGGCCGGTCGTATGGCTCGCGTCTTTATGATGCTGAACAGCGGCCTCATTGACAAGGACGAAGCCTACAAGTACCTCGACAACCCCGATCTCAAGGGGTGGAAGCAGAGGCGCATGCTCGACGCCGACATGGCGGATCGAGAGCATCAGCGGATCCTGCAAGGGATTCCGCTCAACCCCGTCGCGCTCCAGGAGGCGATGGGCCAGGTCAAGACCGGGGTTAACCCGCAGACGCAGCAGCCCTTCACGGGGCCCCAGGACGTTCAGGCGTTCCTGTTGCAGGCGATGCTGGCACCCACGGACTACGAGGACTGGCAGGCGCACTACAACTTCCATACCGAGTACATGAAAACCGTGGAGTTCGAGAACCTCGACCCACAGGTGCAGCACGAGTTCATTCAGCACACCCAGCAGACGCTGCAGAAGATCATCGACATGGCACAGGCTTCGAAGGAGCGGTCTGGCAATGTCAAGGTCAACATGACGGCGCACGAGGTGCTCCCGCCGACCGCGGTGGCAGCAGTGCTGAAGGAAGCCGGAGTCCAGGATGTCGATGCCGAAGTTCTCAAGACAGAGGCGCCGATGGACTCTCTCGTCATCGAGAACGTCACACCCCCGGCGGACACAGCGACCGGGACTAAGCCGAAGCCCACATCGCAGAAGTCACAGCGGAGGGCAGGAGGAGTCTGATGGCTCGCACAGCGCCGACTCCCACCCGGCGACAGCACACTGATCTCGACCGGTGGAGAGCGTACCAACACTACGTCTCCACCGGTCAGTTCACCAAGACAACGGCGAAGGCTTGCCTCCTGCCGGTCGGAACGTTGAAGGCCTGGATCAAGAAATGGGACTTCGACCCCGACACGAAGGAAGCAAAGAATCCGCCTGCAGAACCCTCGAAGGAAGAACTCGAACGACTCGGAGACGAAGGAGACAACGTTGACGAGTGGAAGAGCCTTCGAAAGCTGGCGATGAACCGTCTGCGGGAAGTCATCCCGAAGACCAACAGCGCCGACCAGCTGGGACGAATCATCAAGGACTTGTCTGAGCGCATTGACAGATCCGAAGGTTTGCATGACGTTGCACCAAGCACCGTACAAGTGAACATTCGCCTGGAGCAAGCGCGGGCAGAGGCCAGCGAGATGATCGACCAGGTACGTGAAATGCTCGGCAACGCCGCTCAGCGGGCCGAGATCATCTACGACGCCGAAGAACCTTTGGAACTACCCCCTGGGGCAGTCACCGAACTCTCGGAGTCGGGAAGCGAGGAACAGACATGAGCGCAAGAGACACCAGCGGTGGAGTAGACCGCGAGGCGGTCGCCGCCTTCATCGAATCCGGTGGAGAAGGCGAGCAGTTCGAGGAGCCCGGCAATCAGCCCGATCCCTCCGCAGAGCCCGCCACCCCGAACGACGACGACAACACGCCCGATCCCAGCGATCCTCTGTTCAGAGAATTGCCGGACTTCAGTGACCTTGACCCGGCGCAGAAGGCGTACTTGGAGAAGCGAGTCAACGACTGGCGCTCCGACTACACCAACAAGACCACCAAGCTCGCTGACGCCAACCGGATTCTCACGGAGGCTGGCGGGGATCCCCAGGCCGTGCTGGATGCCTACGAGTTCGCTCAGGCACTCCAGAACGACCCGGAAGTGCGTGCGCGTCTGTTCCAGGCTCTGGAGGCAGAACAGCGCCAGCAGCAGCCGAACCCGCAGGAGCAGGTCACCACGACCGACCCCGCGGATCCCCTCTCCGAATACGACCTTCCCCCGGAGATCCTGAACACGCTGAAGGCCGTTCCTGGTCTTGAGTCCCGTCTCGCCGCCTTCGAGGAGGCACAGGCTGCGGCTCAGCAGGAGCAGTTCCAGCAGCAGTACCTGCAAGAAGTGGTCGAGGACTTGTCCGGACAGTGGGACAAGATTACCGAGGCCTACCCCGACCTTCTGGGCGCCAACCAGGAGGAGGCGCGTGAGATCGAGGAGGAAATCTTCGCTTACGCGGCGCACACGAATGGCAATCTCGCGCAGGCGACTGATCTGTGGCGCCGGGCTGAGGCCCGCGCTCAGGCGCGTCTGTACGAGGGCTCTGTCAATGTGCCCGGGGGACTCGCTTCCCCGCCCATTGGCGCGGGGCACTCCACCGAACCGCCCGCGGAGATCAAGACCTTCAAGGACTTGCGCGAGCCGGTGACGGAGTTCCTGCAGCAGTACATGAATCAGGACTGACCGAGGGAAAGAAAGTGAGGTGGCTAAATGCCGACTACGCCTCTTTCCCCTACCGGTGCAAGCCGGACGCTGTACGACGCCGTGCTCAAGGATTTCTATTACGGCCCGATTGTCAAGCAGCTGAACGACTCCACTCCGCTCCTGCAGCGGCTGGAGAGCACGACCGACCACGTGGACATGTCCGGCCGTCAGGTCGTCGTGCCGCTGTGGACTGGCCGCTCGCCCGGCAAGGGCTGGCGCGGTGAGGGTGGGCAGCTGCCTACCTCGGGTGCACAGGTCACCAAGAAGGCCGTGTACACCCTGGCTTCGAGCTACGGCTCGTTTCGCCTGACCGGCCATGTCATCCGCTTCACCCGCAACGACGCAGGTGCGTTCGTTCGCGCGATGGAGACGGAGATGAACGGCATCAAGAGCGACGTGGCAGTTGACCTGGCGCGTGTGCTCTACGGCGACGGCACCGCTGTCGTGTCTGGCATCACGTCGGGCTCGACCGGCACCGTTATCAACCTGCTCACCAACGAGCCCCTCGTCAAGGGCCAGCTGTACGTCGGCCTGCTCATTGACGTTGGCACGCTCGCCAACCCGGAGTCCCGCGCGAACGCGCAGGCCATCACCGCCGTCTCGGTTTCCGCCGCGACGATCACGGTGGCTGCCTCGGGTACCCCGGTTGCGGGCGAGTTCGTGTTCATCAACGACAACGCCCAGGCCTCCTCGGTTTCGAACGAGGCCTCGGGTCTGCAGCAGCTGATCTCTTCGGCGGCTGCGACTGTCGGTGGCATCACCGAGGCTTCCGAGCCGACGTGGGTTCCGCAGCGTGACACGGCAGCCTCCGCGCTGACCGTTGACCGCATGCTCCAGATGCGCGGTCGCCTCAAGCAGGCCGGTGGGTCGATGAACCAGTTCATCGTCACCGACGACTTCGGGCTCCGCACGTTCTGGAACGCCCACACCGACGCGGGCGCTGTCAAGGGAATCCGGTACAACGATCCGGCGAACCTTGAGGGCGGCTTCGAGACGGTGAAGTTCGCCACCACGCCCCTCATCGGGGACTACCTCCACCCGTGGGGTCGGATGCACTTCGTCGATGGCGATGCGCTGAAGATTTTCCACACGGGCGACTGGCAGTACCTCGACGAGGACGGCCGCATCCTGAAGCAGGTCACGGGCTACGACGCCTGGGAAGGCTTCCTGGTGCGTGACCTCCAGCTGGGTACGAACCGGCGCAACTCGTCCGGCGTCATCACCTTCACGGGTGACACCACCGGCGTCTGATCGGCCACTAGTCCTGTAACCCAGGGCACACACGCGAAAGGAGGGAACGGTTCGAGCCACTGGCTTGGCTGTTCCCTCCTTTCGTCATTTCCATGTTCAGTGTAACAGTGAACTAACCCTTCGGAGTGAACATGAGCCTCTACATCCCCGGCTACGGCCTGGCGACAGACGAAGAGCTTGCAGTCGGAGCCGTCTGCCGAAAGCACGACAGTGACCTGGTGTTCCGCCGTTCGGAGCGCACAGGGAACTACACCATCTTCCAGCGTCTGATGCGCAACAGCCCGTACGTCATTGGACAGGTCGAGGAACTTGAGGGTGGGGATCTATTCCCTGTCTGTGCATTCCCCAACCGGCGCATGCCCTCGACGGACGAGGTGGAGAAGTGGCTCTACCAGAACGACGAGATGAGACAGGACACTCTCGAAGCAGTCGAGCGACGCAACCGGGCCCGCATGGACGCTGCTGACGCACGCACGCGAGAGGCAGGACACGAAGCTGCTATCAGGCTGAGGCGGCTGGCATACGGCCAGGACGGATTCAGCGCACCCAACAGTGGCAAGAGAAGGAGGTAACGCATGCTGCCAAGCGCAATGGTGACAGAGATCCAGGCGCACGACTTCCAGGACATCGACGCCAACACCAGGATCTACCCGCTCCTCACGAGCGAGAATCGAAGGCTCTGCGCTCTGGCGCCGTTCCCCTTCCTGGAGAAGTTCTCCACCTGGACAGAGGCTGTGGGCACCCCCGCAACTCCCTTGGTGGGGGCCCCGACGGACATTCGAGCCGTCAAGAACATGGGCATGCCCGGAGTACAGGACAACGCAGGCAATCTCTCGTACCTGCGGCGTGACTACATCGAGAAGACCTTCGGGTTCAATAGCTATCTTTTGGCTGACTTCCCGACGCGCTACAACCTGTACGGCACGAACTCGACCGGCGGCATGAACCTGTACGTGTATCCGTACATCACGGCATCGACTCTCTTTGCCTTGGACTACTACGCGCTGCCGCCTGTGCTCGGGGCTGGCACCACGGAGGCTCAGCTGCTTCTGCCGGACATGTACTGCCCCATCCTCATGGATCGTGTGCTCGCTCGGCTCAGTCGGGCTGAGGGCGACCTTACGGATGGAGACACGTACGAGGCTCGTGCGAACGCTGGCGTGTCGGAGATGATGATGTCCTTCGAGGTCAATCAGGACTCGCCGGATCCCATGCTCTACACGGACTACGACGACTACAACTTTTGATAGGAGGTGACACATGTCCCCATTGCTCCAGACCACGACCGCTGAAGGTGCTCTCAAGGGCATGGTCACCGCACGGGCTCCTCACGAACTTGGAGAGCAGGAGGTTGCGTACCTTCAGGACGCGCTGGTCAACCAGCCGGGCTTCGTAGCTCGCCGCGGCGCCATCACTGGTACGACCCCCATTACAGCTGCCAACCTGGACTCAAGCCGCCCCGTTGCCATCAACACGGTCTACGATCCCAGCGGTGCTCAGAAGGTCTGTATCTTTTACTTCAAGGACACAGGCTCCCAGATCCAGCTGTGGATGTCCATTTACACCCCGGCACTGGTTTTCGTGCAGAAGCACTACATCACCACGATGAACTTGTACCCCTCCAAGTGGGGCTGGGTGCACACGGCGACCGCCATTGACGGCTCGCTGATCGTTTCCTTCCGGTACAACTACAACCGTGACCCGTCGATTGGCAACGAGTTTGGTGTGTACAAGTATTATGGGGCCTGCCCTTCGACTATCTACGCTGCAGGCGCAGCCCCTACTGCCACGATCACCTTCACCGAGGGCAGCACCTCCGTGACGGGCACGGCCGGGGAGATCGCTAAGATTTCCTTCCCAGGCCTGATTATCAATACCCTGGGCATCGTCAAGTCTGTCACGTCCAGCACTCAGGTGGAGTTGCTATACCCGGCGACCAACTCGGGCGCTGCGGTCGCACGCAGCTTCTACGTGATCGACAACATGTCTGTGTTCCGTGCGCGGGGCAAGATCAGCTGCGCGGCCGGAGTGCTGGTGGGCATTACTGGGTATGGTACGCGATTCACTGAGATACGCGACCGCGCGACCATCACTCCTGGCTCCGGCTACACCATTGTGGATGCTACCACGATGAAGAAGCTCGCGGGTCTGGATGTCAACACTCCGGCACCTGCGGCGTCTGACACAGTGCTTGGAGTGCCTACGGCAGTCACACGCTCCGCGTCCCTGAAGAACTACATCCTGGCGGCCAGTGACAGCACCGTTGATTCCTTTTACAACAGGCATCCTGGTCAGCAGTCCGTCTTCCCGCTACCACCCCCGAAGGCGGCCAAGGGATCTTTCTTCGCAGCCTACAAGGGCCTCATGGTGTCCTTCAACGCGGTCGTGCAGGCCGCAGCCAGTGATGATGCGGGGGATCTGCAGACCACCGCACGAGCCTACCTGCACGGCCCCCGGTTCCCGGAGATCATGGATCACAGTGCGACGGATGGAGACTGGTTCGAGGTGTCCTCTATTCGCGGTGGTGACACCTACGGTGTGGCGGTAGTTGCAGGATCCGATTCGGTGGTTCTGTGCAAGGCGCAGGAGTCGTTCGCCATGACGGGAGACACACCGGATGACTTCACACTCCAGAAGATTGCCGACGATGGGGCTCTTCACTTTGACGGGGTAGCCACCTGGCGAGGCAAAGCCATCTGGTGCGGACGCACAGGCATTTGGATGTACTCGTCCGATATGCCTGAGCCGGAAAACATCATCGAGAACACCATCCTTCCTACGTGGAAGAACTTGGTGGCAAGCTTTGTTACCGGAGGCACAGCGCCAGACACGGACGGTCAGATGACGAACGTCGTTCATGCCTTCGTGTACAAGGACTACCTGTTCGTCAACGTGATGAGCACAGCGTTCGGTGCTTCTGTGTACACGGACGGAGTGGCTAGAACTCAGAACCCTATCCAGCTGATGATCTACATGCCCACTAGGGCGGTGTCATTCCTTACGAACTTCAACTTCCAAGGGTTCGTGCAGATCGGCAACGCTGGGTACGTGATCCTTCCCCAGGACAGCAGCACCACCCACCATCTCTTCCCTGTTGACAACCTGTTCGTTCAGGGCGGGGCGACCGTGGATTCGATACTCACTGCCAACAGCTACAACTCCGGCTCGGTGCCTACAAGTGTAGGCCCGTGGTTCCACATGGAGTCAAGGGCTTTTGATGTAGGAGACGGACTGCTGAAGAAGAACTGGAAGCAGCTGGCTATCGAGAGCAAGATGACAGGCACCAAGCGAATGTTCCTCGACACTGTGGCTGGGCTCAACTCCACCGCAGTGCGGGCGGCTCTGCCGTTCACAGGAACTGGCAGCTTCCTGGCAGCCCGGGTGAAGTTCCGCACACGTGACCAGTACATGCGGTTCAGGCTCTACGAGGATATCAACAACCGACCCAGCACCCTCATCATGGGCGCCTGGCAGTGGGCCTACAAGGCTGCTCGCCGGGGTGCGGTGTGAGTCCTCTTCGCTCAGACATTCGGTCGATGGACACGGAGTACGCTGGTTTGCCAAAAGCAACCAAAGTATTCTGTGCAGCGGTGCAGGGATTGGCGGCAGGATTCGCTACCGTGGCAATGGACACCCTCAAGTTCAACTACGGAGGGTACACCTACCTCACGGGTGGTGTGGGTTTCCCCTACACCACCATTGTCGTTCCTGAGCCGGGTATCTACGACCTCAAGGCCAGCGGGCAGGTGGTTGCTGGCAACATGCACTTCTACTCCTTCAACGTCAACGGCGCACTTGGAGTGGCCCCCTACCAAGAGTACGGGGTTACGACTGTACTTGCCGGGGCCCCCTTCAATCTAGGGGTCGTGACGGGAGCGGCTGAGTTGAAGGCAGGAGACACCGTGGCTGTGGGTATGTACAACGATGTGGCCGCGGTCAACACGGTAGCCAACACATTCTGGCTCTACGTCGAAAAGAGAGGAGGGCAATACTGATGGCATACGACAGTGCGACCGCAGTGGCAGAAGCCTCGAACGCATACAAGCGAGCACTTGCCGTAGCTCAACAGAAGCGCGCCTCCATAGAGCAGGGGTACGGGCTCAACGACGACGGCACGATGGACAACACCGAAGCCGGACACCTGGGCTCCATCTACCAGGGTAATCTGGACTCGGTGAATCAGGAGCACCAGGCCGAAGTGGCAGATCGTCGCCGCGGATTCGGGATTGGTGGAGGCCTGGCAGGAAAGAACACGGCTGCCGCTGATCGGGTGGCGCAGCAGCGTCAGGCGTTGGGTCTGCGCTCGGCCGCAGCTGACCTCGGGGCCAACACCCAGGAGCAGCAGCTGGCAACACAAGACTACCGTGACCAGGTAGGCGACGACGGGCTCGGCGGCATCATCGGGCGGAACGCTGCCTGGGATCTCGCGCAGAACCTGATTGCCACTCCTGTGCTCGGGTCAGCCCCTGCTCCAGCCTCTCCGCTCGGGGCAGCTATCTCTCCCGTGCAGGCTGCAGCCAATCGTCTGGCACTGAAGAAGAATCCACGGGCAGCACAGGCTGCCAAGAATAACCGATACTGAGGAGGTGACACATGCCAGCACAACCGCTCCCCGGCGCAATGGCGACCGCTTCGATCTATCAGAAGTTCGGGCCGAAACCCAACCCCCGCGCCGTCATCACTCCGCACGGCTGGGTTGACCCGCCCTTCACTCCGGGTGAGTCGAAGGCTGCCAAGAACAACACGCCTCCTTCGTCCCCTGCCAAGACAACGGCCAACAAGATCACCAAGACGCCGAAGGGTCAGTCTGCCTTCGACAAGTGGCTGGCCGGTAAGACCGGAGGCAAGGGCAAGAACGCCAAGGTCACTGACTACCTCGCGGGCATGCCTGGAGACGAGGCACTCACCGCCTTCCCTTCTCAGCAGACACTGCCGGACGGGTCGAGTGTCCCGTACGTGCCTGGCAGGGCCTTCAAGCAGGGCTCTGCACGCCTGCTCGACCCTGGCTCCTATGCCAACGATGCTCAGTCGGCCTACAAGCCCGTCATAGACGCTCTCAGCGGACAGCAAAGTCGTCTCTCCAGCGGGATCGGTCAGGCCAACTCGATGATCGACAAGAGTTTCGGTGACGCAGCCGACTCTTCCCTGCGCGGAGCACAGGTCGTGCAGGACAGCAATGCCAAGGCGAACCAGGGCCTGACGGATCTTGCCGCCCGTCTGGCTCAGGTGGCGGGAGGTGATCCTACGGCCGCAGCGGCAGTTGGGCAGACGGTTGCGAATCAGCAGACGGCTGACACCCGCTTTGCGAACATCGACGCGGAGGCCCAGGCGGCGGAAGCTGCAGCGGCGAATCGAGACGCAGGAACGGCGAAGCTCCAGTACAAGGGAGCGACTGACCAGAACATCGCGGATCTCGCGGAGAAGGTGGCGACAGCGCGCACTCAGGGAGCACAGGCCAAGTCGGCTGCCCTGAAGGACGCACTCGGATTCAACTCCGACCAGCAGACGGCACAGACAAGTCGTGACGTGGCGAAGCAGGAGGCCTGGCTGGCAGGACAGCTGGCAGGCCCGCAGATCGAGGCGGGGCGTCTCGCCAACGTTGGCACTCGCTCGAACCTCATCGGTGCGAAGAACAACTCCTCGCTCAACGCCTGGAGCACGCTCAACACGGCGAAGCAGAACAAGCTCTCGGCCGACTGGGCAGCCTTCGGCAACAAGACGACGGCCAAGCAGATCCAGGAAGAGGCTGTCAAGGGATCCACCAACCCGATCATCCTCGCGCTCACCGATCCTACGGGTGCCGGTGCAGCCATCGAGAAGGATGTCATCGGCTCGATGCTCACGAACAACGGGCCCGGTGTGGATCCTGGCACGATGTACAAGAATGCCATCAAGACCATGCACCTTGAGTACCCGGACGCTCCGAGTGCCGCGGTGAAGACGCTGGCGGCACAGTTCACCAGCAAGCAAATGGGTATCTGGAACTCCCAGCATGCCAAGGGTCAGAAGGCGTACAACAACACCTGGAAGCTCGTCAACGGGGTTCCGAAGCTCGTCCCCATCAATTAAAGTTTCGGGCCTGAAACTTTAATTAGGGTCTGACAAACTAAAGCGTACCTTAGGAAGGAGGGTCGTCACATGTCTACGAACAGCACTCTGCTCGCGGTACTGCACGCCATCGAGAAGCAGAACAAGCCGAAGAAGGTGGCGGCCCTCCACAAGACATACAATGCTGGCACGCAGGTGGCTCCGTACACGAGTCCCGGCGGAGGCTCTGGCGTGGTGCAGCCGAAGACAAGTAAGCAGGAGGCCGGAGGGATCAAGGGTGACCTGCACAAGGCGTCCGGTGGCGTCCTGGGAGTTCTGGGCAACCTGGCTGGTGACGTGGAGGACACGGTTCGCGGCTTGCCCGGGGGAGTCATTCAAACCATCCATCATCCGGTGGGCACGGTTAAGGCCGTTGGCGCTGATTACAAGCGCAGGTACTCCCCGCTCGTTCACGGCGACTTTGGCAAGTTCGCTCACGAAATCCAGCAGCACCCCCTTGCCCCTCTCCTCGACGTGGCCTCCGTGGCTTCGCTCGGTGGAGGGGCTGTTGCAAAGGTGGGTCAGTCGGCTCGTGTTGCCAAGGTCGTCGAGGGTGCGCAGGAGTCTGCCACCGCGGCCAAGGCTGCACGTGTGGCAGAGAAGACCTCCAAGGTCGTGGAGCCTGCTAAGGCTTCCATCGCATCCCTTACTAAGAAGGCTGACAAAGTATCGGTTGACAGGGAGGCCGCAGCTACTCGTGCCTCGGGCGTGGCGCATCCGTCGAGGGTGGAGGCTGCGGTCAAGCCCTTCAAGACCAAGCTCTCCAAGCTGCAGGACGCGGTGCGTGTGGAGCAGGACGGGCTGGCAAAGGCCGACGCCTACATCGCCAAGTCAAAGAAGGTCAACACCGGGTTCCGGCGTGCCGACATGCCCCGCATCCGGGAGCAGCACATCCAGAACCTGGCTGAACTCCAGGGTGTCATCAAGGAAACTGCTGCGCAGATGCGCAAGGCCAGGGCTGAGGCCAAGGTCGTGCCGGTGGACATCGTGGATGCTGGCAAGGCTGCGGTCGCCCGGCATGATGCCACCATCGCAAGTCTTCAGAAGCAGATCGCAGAGGCCTCGCGCACTGTTGCCAAGGCTGAGGGCAAGGCAGCGAAGAAGCTCGCCAAGCCTGCCACTGTGGAGGGCACGCTTCCGCGTGTACTCGCTCGTCTGCAGAAGGTGACCGCGCCCCGCTACCGTCGTATCGGAGCGGACAAGGGAGGCGTGTACAAGGGTATCGAGGTTGCTCAGAGTGGCAACCCGGTCAAGCGTCTCCGGCAGAACCTCGGCATCGAGTTGCAGGAGCGGTACATCCCTCAGCGGACTCCGCTCATCGGCCTGGAGTCTCGGGCCAAGAAGGCAGCCAACCTCCAGCGGGATATTGGGAGCGCACGTCTCCGTGATCCACAGCGGAAGGTCATCGCCGCTGCTGACACGCTGGAGAAGGTGGCTGGCAAGGACACGGCCAAGCAGACGGCTATGGCTACGGCGGCTCAGGCCATCATCGACGGTGTGAGCCCGGCCGACTACGCCAGGCTGGTCAAGGACACCCGGTCGCATGGAGACGAGATTCAGAACTCCATTCGCAAGGGAATGACGCAGGAGGAGCACCACGCTCAGACGGCTGAGTTGGTGAAGAACCATCTCGATCCGAAGGCGCAAGAGTTGTATCAGGCCACGCAGCAGTATTTCCAGCGGGAAGCTCTGCGGGCCGGGCGCCAGATCCCTGCCATCCACTTGCAGCGAGCCGAGTCCAAGTTGATCGACTCGCCGGAAGTCAAGGCAATAGCGGATCTGCAGAAGGCTCACGAGGCTGCGGCTACTGACGCGATGGAGCAGATGGTGAAGAACCACATGCTCACGCACGACGTGGCGAGTCAGCAGGCTGTGCTCCATGTCAACCTCTCGCGTGCTGCGAAGGGACAGGCTCCGCTGACAGCGGAACAGGCTCGTATCGCGTACACGAAGGCCGGACTGCCCGTACCCAGCTACAACCCGGACGTGCTGACCATCGGAGACGCCAAGCTCAAGGCTGGCATGCTCAAGGAAAGCAAGGGCAAGCTCTACGCCCGCGGCACCAGGATCAACAACCCCATGAACATCGTCATGCGTCACGAGCTTGCCTCGAAGGCGACTGACGTGGCGGTGGCCCACAAGCTCATGCTCTCGGCCGCGAGGAAGATTGCACCGGGGCAGGCGCTGCCAAAGAACTACCGCTGGATCAAGGATAACGTGGCGCCGAACCTGGACGTGAAGAGCGCCGTGTTCAAGAACCAGTTCCGTGACGGCGAGCACATCCCGACCGACCAGTACATGGAGTTGCTGACGACAGAGGCTCGGCCGACAGGTGGCTATGCGATCCGCAAGGATGTGGCAGACGACCTGATTGCTGGGCGTGCTGCAATGTCGGCTGCTCGGGCTGACGCTACGGCCAAGGCTGTGCAGGCGTGGAAGTACATGGTGCTCGTGCGCCCTGCCTTCCTCTTGCACAACGTGCTCTCGAACCAGGCGATGTACCACCTGAAGAACGGCTGGAACTTCGCCGCGTTTCGGAACATGAAACAGGCCTTCAAGTCCGGCGTCTTCGACGAGCACCATCACGCGGAGGGCATGACGTTCTCTGAGGACGTGGCGGGCAAGTCCAAGAAGATGGGCAAGCTCAGCAAGGCTGTCCACATCTTCTATAAGCTGACGGCGCAGCACGAGCACTGGCTACGGCAGCTGACCATGTACGAGACGGCTCGCAAGATGCCACAGGTGCAGCGCGAGCTTCGAGCCCTGAAGGGTGGCAAGTACGAAGCCGCAGAGCACGGCGGACGCACCATGTTCCACGAAGCCTACAACAGGGCGGTGGAGAAGAACCCGGCGATCCGGGATCTCGTCACCAGGAACATGGACGACACCCTCGGCAATTACCGCTACTACACGGCGCAGGAGAGGTTCCTGAAGAACATCTCGCCCTTCTACGGATGGGAGCGCCACTCGGTACGCAACCTGGTGCGGATGCTGGAAGACAACCCCGCGACGATGGCGATGCTCACGCAGATCGGCATGGTCGGCCACGACAAGTGGAACAAGGACTTCGGCCCTGGGATGCCCGCCTTCGTTCGCAACTACGTGCAGGACTCGTACATCCAGACCGTGGCATCTCACCTCGGCCTGGGTGACCACGTGAACATGTACGACTTCAACTCGACCAACCCGTGGACGACCGCGCTCGATGTGGGCGAGGCAGCCACAGGCAACAGGGACGCCACCATCGGACTGGCTGGCCCTCTCGTGACCGGGCCCTACGAGGCTCTCTCCGGGAAGTCGGCCCTGACGGGGGCTCCCTCGATGAGCCGCTTCGACAAGTATGGCCCCATCGCCGGTGCAATCGATCGGACGGTGACCAGTACTCCGCCGGTGCAGACGTACGACGCCTTCACCTCGGACAGGAACGAGAAGAAGAAGCTCATCAAGACAAGTGACGCAGGCATCGCTGCTCGTCAGACTGGCCTCGACTTCCGTCAGCTGGACAAGACTCTGGCGAAGAAGATGGAGCACGAGAAGAACGCTCCGAAGGATGCCTACGGACACACGAAGCGCAAGAAGAAGTCCAATCCATTCTACAAGTGAGGGGGTAGGCCGTGGCAAATGTTCTGAATCCGAAGCAGGCTGCGTTCGCGGCCTCCCTCTCCAAACTCACCGGACTTGACCCGCACGTCATCGGGGCCTGGACTCTGGCAGAGGAGAGTGGCACAGCTGCTCAAAAGCGGGCAGCTGCTGGCAACAACAACTGGCTGAACATCGGCATGTTCGATTCCGGGCCGGGGGCCATCAGCAAGGGCAAGCAGTGGTCGAGCCCAGAGTCGGCTGCAGAGATGACGGCCGCATTCCTCAAGGGACAGAAGGGCGGAGCCGACAAGCGGATCGTAGACATCCTGAAGACGGCTGGCAAGGATCCGGGCTCGCAGCTGAAGGCGATCTACGAGAGCCCCTGGGCATCGAGCCACTACGGTGGTGGCAAGAGTCTGCTCGGGACGTACAAGGCGGTCGCCGGTACCGATCTGAAGCTGCCCAGTGGCGCTACAGCCCAGACGCAGCCTCCAGGATCCCCTCAGGCGCCGCAGGACGGCTCCTCCGGGCCTTTGAAGTCCCAGCCGGTACAGAACCCCGGAATCCCGGGTCTGACCGTAGGAGGGCTTCTGGCATCGGCCAAGGCTCACCTCGGAGAGACGAAGGCTCAGCAGGGTCAGAGCTACATCGAGCAGGCACATCAGGAGCACAACAATCTCTTGCTGCCCAACCTCGATCCGCTCACCAATGCACCGCTGCCGAGTGGAGCGTTCTCCTCGGTGCCGGTCAACAAGTTGAAGATGTCCCCGGCTGCCACTGCGGATGCCAAGATGTCCCCCTCCGGGAAGGCCATCGTAGACGCGGCAGTCGCATTCAAGGGTACTCCGTACTCCTGGGGAGGCGGAGGCATCAAGGGCCCGACGACAGGGATCGCTCAGGGTGCCAAGACGAAGGGCTTCGACTGCTCGGGTCTGTTGCAGTACAGCGTGTACCAGGCGACGGGTCGTCAGATCCCTCGTGTGGCACAGGCCCAGTACGCCGCGGCCAAGCCGGTCAGCATCGTGAACGCCAAGCCTGGCGACGCGATCTTCTTCGGCACACCAAAGAACGTGCACCACGTGGGCATCTATCTCGGAGACGGTAAGTTCATCGAGGCGCCACACACAGGAGCGGTTGTCAGGATCTCTACTCTGGCTGATCGCAAAGACATCGTAGGAGCAGGGAGGTTCTGATGGCTAACAAAAGCAACGTAATGAAGCTGCTCCAGTCGCTGGGTGGTATGGCGTCGGAGAGCTACGGACAGGGGAGCATGGCACCGCCCGGCCGTGTGGGTGGACAGCCCATCCTGCCGAAGCCGACGATCAGCATGCCCAACACACTGAGCCCGTACGCACCCGGCAACCAGAACGGTGGCCCGATGGCTGCCCTCGGTGCTCAGTACAGTGCGCCCAACAAGACACAGGGCGTGAAGCACAACGGCATGGCGAACTCTTCGTCTCATCCGGCCAATCAGCTGGCCGAGTACCTGATGACGACGGGTGGCGCCCCCACTGCCGGTAGCGGGCTCAAGGTTCGTCGAGGCGTAGACGCCGGTGCGTTCCTGCGCGGCGGTGCGTGATGGCAGCTGATCCGGCGGCGGGAAATCTCATCGGATTCCGTCTGGATCAGCTGGAGCGAAAGGTGGACGCGAACACCAAGTGGCGAGAAGAGACTGCGGCCTCACTCGCTGGTAGGAATGTCCAATTCGACACCTTGAAGGATGAGGTGTCTGCTCTCCGGTCGGACGTGAAGAGCCTGCGACAGGTTCTGCTGGGACTGTCAATCACCATTGCCGGTTCTTCAGTAGTCTTTGGACTGTCGGTACTTCTAGCTACAGGGAAAATCTGATGGAACACAACACCACCCCCAGGAGCACCAAGGTCGTGTTGGCAATCTGCGGCTTCGTGGTGTTTCTCTCATTGCTGACGGCTGGCGTGGCGCTCTATGACCGCTTCGCACAGACGAATGAGAAGCGGACCCAGCAGGCAGCCTTCAACAAGGCCACCACGAAGACCTTCGTGGACTTGCTGTGCTTCGTCCGCTACTTCAACGACGGCACGAAGCAGTCCCCCGCACAGACTCGTGCAGCTGATGCATTCATTCACGGCGCGCTGAAGAGTATCCGAGCGCCCGTCAACTCGTGTGACACCCCGCCACACGCACCCTGATGGACGAGGCTCTCAAGGCCAAGCTCGCCTTCGAGCAGCGTCAACCGAAAAGAAAGAGGCAACTCATGCCGCAGGAAAGCAAGTGGGCGAAGCTCAAGAAGTGGTTCGTCATCCATCCGAAGGTGCAGGCAGCCTTCTACGCCGTGGCCCTCGTGGTCGCCGTGGAGAGTCAGAGCGCCTTCGACGGGTCGGAGACGTGGCAGAACGCAGCCCATCGCATCGGTGAGGCAGCCTTCGTCGCCGTCGTCGCCTACCTCAAGAAGAGCAACGGGAGCACGGTCTGATGAAGATGTGGGTCAGGCGCCCTCGCGTGGACGTGACGCTGCCAGCGCACAACTGCCACGGCAAGGCGAAGAAGACAATCATCGTCCTTCACCAGACGATCTCTCCGGATGTCAAGGGCATCGGGGATGTCAGCGGCGTCGGCCACTATCTCGACAACAAGGGATACGACATCCACATCATCACGGATGTCGAGGGCCTGAGCGGCGCTGTGCTGCCGGAGAACGAGACGTGCATCTTCTGGCAGGCCCAGGGAGCCAACACCGAGAGCATCGGGATCGAGCAGGTCAGCTACAAGACAGGTGATCCCCGCTACTGGTGGAAGCGCAGCGTCCAGCTGCACAAGACAGCACGCTGGTGCGCGTACCTCTGCAAGCGTCACGGTATCCCGCCGGTGTACGACCCCAACGCCCGGCACGGGATCTGCGGACACTACGATGTCACGATCAGTCGTGGCATCACTGGTGGTCACACGGACTGCCAGTACCCCAACTACCCCACCAAGTGGGTGGCGGCTGCGGCCAAGACCTACATGAAGCTCGGATGGGCCTGAGGGCCTGAAAGGAGGCAGCATGGATCACGGTACAAAGAAGCCGAATCTCGGCGGGACGTATGGCAACGCCAACCAGCTTGGCGTCATTGCCAACAAGGCTGGTTCCAGCTTGCCCAGGCACCCTGGAACGGTCACTCGTGGCCCGGGCTCGAACAAGCCACGCATCCACCTGGTGTCAAGCAAGGGAAAGATCCCGGCCGAGGTTGTGGCACAGGCGTTCAAGATGCGCCAGGCCAGCCCGACCGGGCCGAAGGGACACTTCCACGCGACCGGCGGTCACTCCGACCATCGCTATGCGAGGAGTGACCCGGCCACCAAGGCGGTCAACCCCACGGGGGCTCACGGGAGCCAGACGGATCCCAACCTGCGCGGGGCTCACGTATCGCAGCCTGCAGGCGTTAAGCCGTACCCGGTCAAGCCGAAGACGGGCCTGACATGATTCCGTTCGCCAGTGTGACCATCGGCGCCGGTGTCATTGTCCTGTTCGTCGTCATCGTTCTCGCCATCGTCGTCGGGAAGAGGCTCTGATGGCTCCGGCTCCGAAGCTCCCCCGCAACGAGTACGACTGGCGCTACCGCAACAAGACCGGCGGACAGGTGCAGGGTGCAAAGGATCGTCGCCCTGGTCAGCGACCGGAGACTGTGGCAGAGCAGGTCGCTCGCAAGGCTCGGGAGCGTGCTGACCGCAACCAGAAGAAGCCACCCCCGAAGGACAAGCCCGGCTCGGGGAAGACTCCACCGGCGAAGTCTGACGGCGTGCGTGGCCTGACGGTGCGCGTGCCTGGGCCCTCCCAGATGAAGCTCAACTCCCAGCCCGGCCCCGGCCCCAGTGGTACGGGTGCTGGACGTGACACTCCGGGTGCTGGCAAGGAGCGTGGTCAGTTCGAGCAGGATCGCCAGCGTGACCGTGGCACCGGCAAGGACAGGCCTCCGGTCTACAAGCCCCCGACGGACTACCGTGGTGGCTATCAGACCAGTGCCAAGAAGGGCACTGACAAGCCCATCCATGAGCAGGTGCGTGATGCGGACGAGAAGACGAAGCAGAAGATCCGCGACATTCTCGACGGTAAGTCCGACACCACCACGGCTCCTCGCATTCCTGCGCCCCAGAAGAAGAAGCTGCCATCCCCTGGTAGCTCGACGGTGAGAGGCCTGACACTCCGGGTCTGACCCCAGAACGACAGAAAGCCCCCTCGACTGCCATTTCGGTTGGCAGCTGAGGGGGCTATTCTTGCGTGCTACGTGCGTCTAGCTAGATCAGGGAACGGTGACGGGCTGGGGGTTCCCGTAGAAGAATCCGTAGCACTGACCGTTCTGCCAGACGCCTGTGTCATACGCCTGCTGCTGGATACACACCGTGAAGGCGAGCCAGCGAGTGCCGTGGTAGAAGCTCGGGTTGCTCACGACGTAGGCAGAGCCCTGTGAGATGGTGCCCGTTGCGTTCTGTACGATCATGGTCTGTCCAGCGTAGGAGCAGCCGCTCGTCACGCACTGGAAGTACGGCGAGGTACCGCCGGAGTCCGAGAACAGAATGTGATGCGTGGGGCCGACACTTGCATCGTAAATCTCCCCGATGGGAGACTGCCCAGGGTAGGCCTTGGTGAACTTCAGAGCCTTCGTGTTGGTGCAGCCCTGGAGCGTGATCTGCGCAGCGGGGAACTGGCCGAAGTACGCGAACGCACTGGCCGACGCCGGGCCGACGCAGGAAGAGAAGCCGGTCTTGTGCTGCTTGGCTACCTTCGCCACAGGCTGGGCGACCGACTCGCTCGCAGCGATACCTACTGGGACTGCCAGCACCGCCAGCACTCCGACGATCATCTTGAAACGCTTCAGCACACGAACCTCCTTGGTCATGGGACGGTATTGTCCCTGCACTATGGTAACTGCACCGAGCTTCACGCTAGGTACGTTTTACCCCTCTGACATGCCGTCGGTCGGCTCGAACTTGTCCTGCCTGCCAACCGAGATTTCCGACACCTCGTTGAAGGCCGCGACCACCACGTCCTCCATCTTTTTGATGCGCTGGTAGAGACGTTCCGCCCTGGCATCGCTGGAGTTCCGGGCCACGCATGCGCTCCGGTACTTCTGCTGCTCGACCACCAGGTCACGCTGAGCCCTTGCCAGCATCGTCTCAGCACGCCGTGCGCGGGTCTGTGCGGCCTCCAGAGTGGTCAGGTACTCCGCAGGTACCTCGAAGCCGTGCTCCGTCTGCGCAGCCTCCTGCATCCGACGCTTCTGCCACTCGGCGCCCCGGTTGAATCCCCGGGTCTGAGCCTGGCGGATCTCTTCTTCACTGTCCCAGATGGTCTGGCCCTGAAGCGCCAGCTGCATGGTCTGCTGCTCACACTTGTTCTTCCAGTCCTGCGCCTGCAGCTGAAGAGTGAGCACCTCGTCCGCGTGCACTCGCCGTTCCTCTGCGATGGCAGTCTGAAGTTCCTCCAGCTGCTTCTGTACCTTGCCCATTCCCATTCGTTTCTTCTCCAGTACGGGGTAGTAATATTCCTTCCACATGGGCACCGCCATGAGGCCGGTCGGGGAATGTGGAGGGTCAGCGTTCTCACATTTGTGGCAGAACTCATCCCACAGCTTGGCCTCATGCTCGTCGAGAGGATCCTTACTGATGTAGGGAACCTTGTAGGTCTGCGGACGATTCGACAGCAGCCAAGCCGCTCGCCACTTGTACAGGGTGTCCATCCCGAACCGCTCGGGTCGGAGGTGCCACGTCCCGTCCCGGATGATTGCCACCCCGGGAGGCATTGCTGGGTCGATCCACACGGGCATCCCGAAGATGTGGTGGATGGTGGGGTGTACGGGCTCGGTGCGGAGATCAATGAACTGACTCGCCCACTTCTCCGCATGATTCCTGTCCCACTCAGCTACTGTCTTGTACAGGTCGCCGTTGAAGAGATGAGCCATGTTGAAGATTGTCTCCTCCTCCTTCGCCAGTTCCGGCCTGACGAGGAGGATGGAGTCCCATGTCTTGGTGAGTTGTGCGGTGACCTTCTCGACCTCAGCCTCGTGCTTCTTGTCTGCCAACCACTTCGAGAACTTCTCATGCTCGCGCATGTGGATCTCGATGTTCACCTGGTTGGCAGACTTCTTCTTACGGAAAGGCCACATCAGTAGACCTTGCCCCCGAACAGGAGCCCGTCTCCGTACCGCACAGCCCGCTCGATGGAGAACTTGCCGGTCTGTGTGAACGTGCCGACGAGGATGCCCTGCTTCCAGTTGGGCACTCCGCCCTTCACGTAGTCCGGATCGAGGCGACAGAGGCAGCCGCTGGTGTGCCACTCCCTCTGCGCGTACCCGTCCCGCTCGTACGTCTCGAAGCGGTGGATGTGTCCCGACGTGCCAGAGATCCCAGCCAGTTCGTACTCACCCTTGGCTGTGGCGTTCGCCGTCCCCCGGGCAATGCTGCCGTGCTTGACCAGGAACTGCGGCCGAAGCAGGAAGCCGTTGTCACCGTGGGGGTTGATCTCGTTCTCTTTCCAGGCCAGCAGGTTCTCCGGCTTCAGGTTGCGCAGCGAGGTGAGTGCGCGAGCCTGGATCTGGATGTAGGTACGGAGGCGCGAGTCGTTGTTGCCCTCCGTCTCGTCGATGATGGCGTCCGGGGCTGCCTGCCGCACCTCTCCGCGGAAGACATTCGTCTCGTCCAACTCCTCCTGGAGAGAGTCGAGACGTTCGAGCCCCTTGTTGAACCGGCTCAGCGGGAAGTAGTCTCCCACGTCGCCGTTGATGACCACTCGGTGGGGGCGCAGTTCGCGGATGATGCGTAGCGCCGAGCGGATCATCAGGTTGTCTTGCCAGGGGTAGTGCGTGTCAGACAGGAAGACAACCAGTTCGTCGCCTCTGGTTACGGCTGGCTCGACGAGCTTGGCAGGGCCCAGGCCCCACTCCGGGCCCGGCAAAATCAGCCGGGCCCGGTTGACGTACTTGGACACCGTGCTCTGAGCGATCCCCAGGTGCGCTGCGACCTCACGCTGGGTCATGCCCTCTGCGATGCCAAGCTCGATGGCCTCCACCGGCACAGACTTGCTGTGCGGCGTTGCCACATCCCTGTCGTAGATGGTCACGCAGTCTTCGCCCGGCCCTGGAGGACGAGGTAGAAGCCATCGTCCGTCTTCGAGACGGCGACCGTGTTCTTCCCGGCCGACTTGCCGAACTTCGAGAGCACCGTCTGGCGCCGGTAGCTGGCTGCCTGGTGGCTCTTGAAGGGGGTGCCGCCGAGGCTGAGGTTGCCGACCGTGACAGTCTCGCCCTTCGGCGTCTCGCGGATCAGGGTGACGTACGAGCCGACCTCGGAGGGACGTCCCAGCTGCTTCTTGGTGGTCTTGGCACTCATCTTGTGTCTCCGTTCAGGTAGCGGCGCATCTTGGCGATGACGCCTGTTGGTACTTCTTCTCTTTCCAGCCACACTCCGAGGAATAGAGCGCGCTGATCTTCTCGTCCGAGGTGACGATACGCTCGACTGACATCAAGCATTCGCACACCGGACAGGGAATCGAGGCTGCCACGTTCGCGCACCTGCCAGTAGGCTCGAACTGAAAGGAGCACCTCGTTCCAAGAGTAGGCCCGATCATCCATCGACCCACTCTTCCATGTCCATGTAGTCCGCGGGGTTCTGTGGGCGTAGGTGACGCACCCACATCTGCATCCGCTTGAAGGCAATGTCGAGGCTGGGGGTCACGCCTCTTTTCAGGGCCTGCCAAATGCTGATGCGTCCCTCCTGGATCAGATCGTCCAGGTCAGCCCCGTCTCTCCCCACGAGGCGGAGGGCCAGAGGCACTAGCGCAGCCTCATAGCCCTTGATCGCCTCGCTCAGCTGGGGATCGGACAGCACCTCAGATCACGTCTTCCTCGGCTGCTGCCTGCTCGCCCTCGCCGTCGCTGTCGCGCGTGTCCTCACCGGCGTCCATCGGAATGAGCCCGATGCGGGAGACGGACATGTTGATGAACGTCTTGTCGTCCACGACCTTGGTCTTGACCTTGCCGTTGACGAGGACGATGACCCCGTTGGTGAACGCGGGGTTGTCTTCGAGCCACTTGCCGTGGCTGTTGTCCCAGAGCGTGCAGGAGATGTACTTCTGCGTGAGCAGGGACTTGACCGTGAAGTAGGTCTTGTCGTCCTCACCCGACTCGGGGCGACGGATCTTGAAGGCCTCACCCAGCACGGTCTTGTACACAGCGTCAGCTGCCATTCTGTTCCTCTCGGTCGGTGTGCAGTGCCACGAAGTAGTCGTAGGACATGATGACGATGGCGTCACGCTTGGCGCCCTTCGGCTTGATCGCCAGGATGGGCACCTTCCCCTTGGCGTTGTCCTTCGCTTGCTGCCAGTCGGCGGCTCGGAAGGCGATGCGTCCGTACGCTTTGCATTCTACTGCAAGTGTATCATGGATGATGTCGGCATCATCCATCCCTGTGGGGCCTGTTCGCTTGGTGCCGAGATCCTTGGCTACCTCACGCTCCCAGACCTTACCTCTGTTGCGGGCGTTGGCTCTGGCGTTGTCAGTCATCCAGCACGATCCGTGCCTTGTGGTTGATGACTACGAAGTGCTCGTGATCGCTGTCCCCGTACTGAAGGTACTCTCCCGGGGTGCGATAGGTCGTGACCTTCTCTGTCACCTCGCGGCTGTTGTCAAGAGTGTTCCTACACTTGTGCGCCAGCCCTCGGGCAGCTTCAACACGTCCAGGCATGCGAGAGCCGAGAAGCGCAATGATCTCGTCCAGATCCCTACGCAAGGTGTGACTCACAACACGCCACCATCCTCCTGGTACCGCTCGTGCTGGATCCACAGAGGGCCGAGATGAAGGGTGATCCAGGTCTGCCTGTAGTTCAGCGTAGGCTGCCAGTACCACTCACTCTGGTAGCTCTCATGCCTGACTCCGACCAGAAACTCACTGAGGTCAATGCCGAGACGCAGATTGAAGGGCAGCTGCCGGTAGGGCATGTTGCCATCGTCGTGTGCGTTGGCCCACCAGGGTCGTTTCCAGGTGTCCGTCTCTTCGTCGTAGGTTGCCTCCTTCACAGCACGTCACCTCCCTCGTCGAGCAGCTGGAAATCAATCCCACTCGCGTCGTTGTCCACGAAGCGGAACTGGAACTGGCTGCGAGTCACGCCGTCACGTGCCTTGGTGCGAGCCAGGATCTTGTACGCCACCTCGCCGTCCATGTTCATCATCTTCCAGGCGAAGTCGGGCGCCGCCTTGATGTCACTGGAGCCGCGGAGCCGGTCGTTGTTGCCTGTGTGGTGGAGCAGCCACACTGCCGAGCCCAGCTGGCGGGACAAGGGTGCGATGGCCTTGTTGAAGATGGCCGACATCGGGCCGGACTTGTCTTCGTCGCTGGAGTGCAGCCGTACGAAGGAGTCCAGCACCGTCAGGTCGGGGCAGAAACTCTCCACGTCCTCGAACAGCTTGTCGGCCGTCCGGGTGTCGTCGAGACTCAGCCCCCGGCTGGACACGATGCGGAGATTCTTCTGCGACTCCCTGCGCAGGCCAAGCTTGGCAAGCCTCGACCTGATCTCCGCCTGGAAGTTCTCCTCGTCCACTATCAGAACCCTGCCACCACGCTGAGGGTTGAGCCGTCGGCCCATGAACTTCTCCTCGCCGTTGGCTAGTGCCACAGCCAGGCCCATGTACAGCATGGACTTGCCGACGCCACTGTCTCCGAAGAGAAGACCCCACTGACTCTCGGGGATCACATCCTGCCACAGGTACTCCGGCGCGTTGGCCGGGGCACTGAGATCGAGAGCCTCGAAGTTGTAGCGGGCGTCCGCTCCGACCACGAACTCGTCGAAGTCTGACACCTTGTAGATGTTGAGGTACTCGCAGATGTCTTTGTAGTCCGTGGGCAGATAGATCCTCTTGGCCCGCGGCATCATCTGCTTGATGCGCTTCCAGCTGTCATCGGCCAGACGGACAGGGTTCTTCTTGTCCTTCCAGTCGTCCGGGTCGTAGGCACCCTCACCGTCCGCGAGCTTGTCGTTGTCGAGGACGAAGTAGATGGGCGCCTTGCCAGCCCGCTTCTCCAGGTCGGCCGCTGCCTCTGGTGTCATGGCGTCGCAGCCAGGGATGGCACAGATTTTCCCGAAGAGATGGGAGCCTCCGTCCTGCCACAGTCGCATGGCATCCGTCTCGCCCTCGCAGACGATGACGGGATCCTTGATCGGCTGCTCTTTGACCGGCAAGTGCCAGATGGAGAATGGCATTCCCTTCGGCTTGAGAGAGAACTTGCGAACCTCTCCCTGGCCGAAGCCGGTACGGGTCTTGACTGCCTCACCCAGGGGCCAACTGGAAGAGGTGTCTGTGGTTGTGACCTTGCAGCGTTCGAGTGTCTCGGGTGTGATGCCTCGTTCCTTGAGGTACCACTCTTGTACTTCGTCAGCAGGCTTCTTGCTCATAGGCCAAACCTTTCCACGATCTCTCCGAGTGTCTCGTCCCAGTTGCCATTGTAGTGCATGCCCTTGTCGTCAAGGTACAGGTCGGCGCCGGGCTTCCAGGGCAACTGATGGATGGGCAGCCAGGGGAGGCCCATCTTGCGGAGCTTGTTGTGGATGGCTGTGATTTCCTTTGCCACCTGTGTTCCGGTGCGGAAGCTACCCTCCATGTCAACCGGAGCGATCCGGCTGGTGTGGATGATGATGTCGAACGTCTTGAGCAGGTGCTTGATGTTCCGGGCTGCGTTCGGCTCGGGATCACCATGCTCGGGCCAGGCGTTGCTGACGATGGTGCCGTCGTAGTCAAGCGCGATGGTAGGTCTATGCTCCACGCAGTAGCTCCTTCCGCTCGATGGCCTCCAGCCATGTCATTGCCACGGCCGCTACGTGTATGAGTTCTTCCTTCATGTGGTCGAGAGTAGCCTGCTCCCCCTCTTCCGAGGTGCAGCCGAAGGCCAGTTCGTTTAGATCCTTGCCGACCTCACCCACTTCCTCGACCAGAATCGGGTACCAGACATGTTCCCCGTGGTTCTGTTCACCCCACAGTTTCTCCTGCCGGGCTTGCTCGGCGTGCACCTGGTGTGTCACACGCCACCGGCGGAGGGATGCCTGCGGCTTCCTGAGAGGGCTCCTAAGCTCCTGAGTCACAGATCCACCCTATGTCCCCTGATGTGATCCATCGTCGGGGAGACGGGCAC